CAGAATGAGGTGTGTGCATTGGTTGAGAAAGCTGATGGTACTATCGTTGCACTTGGACTTGAGGAAGGCCTTCAGGTAGGTGATGCAAACGAATACACTTCTGGTGTGGTTAAATCTGACCGTAATGGTCACACGATTGTCCTTGCTGGACTTGAAAATAATGAGGTGCCGAATGTACTGGCTTCAGTTTATGCTGATTTGCTTGAGCAACAATCACCAGCCGTTTAAATTCAGATCACCAAAATAATTGAGGGAGGGGAATATTCCCTTCCCTTTTTTGCTTAAATTAGTATTGCATATGAAGATCAAAGCAGAATATATCGGTACAGAGATTCGAATGAGAGGCCAGAGATGGTTTATCTCGGTAGGCAATGAAGCAGAATACCAGGAGGCTGGATTGAGCTTCATCTTTGAGGCGAAAAAACCTAAATTAAAAAAGGATGCTACAGATAAAAAGGAATCAATCGAGCACATTGATTGTGACAGTAACGGAGATGCAGCTTCTGACAGCTCCATTCTGGCTGTTTGAATTCACTCATCAGCAAAGCTTTGAATCAGTGACATGCATCCTGGACAATATCAGCACTGGTATTGCACGATACGATGAATTCGTGATCACAGATGGTGTTGATGTGGTATTCCCATACAATGGTGACTATACATATCGCATCTATGAACAAGATTCAGATACCAATCTGGATCCATTGCAAGCTTACAATATGTGTGAGGAAGGCCTGGCACATGTTTATGAGGATGCATCAGCCAATAATGAATACGATACAGAAATAATTCACAATATATATGAGTGATAAAATGATCACACTGTCCTTCTCGAAGGAATACCAGAAGCCAGTGGAGATGAAGGATAAAAAGATGGGATTCACTAAATGGGGATTGAAAAATGATTATCCTTTTTTTCTCATCGAGCTCCTCAATGGATCAGCATGGCACCAGGGAATCATCAAATCAAAAACATTCTACATCGCTGGATCTGGCCTTGAGGTTGTGGCTGGAGACGCAACTTTATTCCTGGAGAATCCATACAGCGATTTCACCATGAATGAGATTGTGCAGCAGATGGTATTCGATTTCGAGGTATTTGGAGGAATGGCTGTCATCGGCACATGGAATCGAGAAGGTACCAGAGTGGTGAGATGGGAATTCATCGATGTGGATGCCATCAGAATCAGCGAGGATGAGCGCACATATTATGTGAGTGATGACTGGAATGCCAGGGAGCAAACTCCAGAGGGCACGAACTTTCGCACATATCCGGCACTTGATGAAAGCAATCCAGTGGGATCGTTCATATTTTACTATAAAGAGCCAGCTAAAAAGGCCAAAGGTGAAAAGGGAATTTATCCAAAGCCAGCATATTACGGAGGAATCACAGCAATCCAGACAGATGTGGACATCAGTAAATTCCACATGTACGAAATACAGAATGGATTCAAAGCTGGTACACTGATCAACATGGCCAGTGGTTTCCCAGAGACATCTGAAGAGGAGCGCAAAATCAAAGAACAGATCAAAGGTCGCACGCAATCTGTGGAAGATGCTGGTGAGATCATCATCACATTCAGTGATTCAGCAGATACAGCTCCGACAGTGATGAGCTTGAATGGAAATGATTTGAGTGATCGCTATCTCATGACTGAAAAATCTGTACAGCAGAATATCCTGGTGGCGCATTCAGTGACATCTCCTTCCCTCTTTGGTATCATCAAGGATGGAAGCTTCAATGCAGCAGAAAGCGCTGATCTCTTCGAGATATTCAAGCTCACCTATGTAAATGCTCGCCAGCGCCAGGTTGAATGGATGGTTAACTACATGGCAAAGCTTTCCCAGGCTATGGCTACATTGAAACTCAAAGATGTTGCACCAATTGCATCAGCTGTGAAAGCTCTTCCTACAGCTCCAGCAGCATCACCATCGGCAGCTCCGACAGATGCACCAGTAGATGTTGCAAAGAGCGCTCTGAATGGAGCACAGATTGCTTCTCTCGTGGAGATAGTGGCACAGCTTAAAGGTGGAATCCTGACAGCTGATTCAGCGCTTCAGATAGTGCTTGCATCTTTCCCATCCATTGATGAGGTACAAGCTCGCAAAATTGTCGGACTTCCTTCTGTGGCGATGTCATCATGTGGATCAGAGCATACATTCAGCAAGGATGAGCTGGAGATATTTAGCGAGTATGGCCGTAATGCTTCAGATTACTATGTGATCAAGGAAGAGATCATCGAATGGGATACTCCATCGGATGAGGTATTCACCAGATCTGATGAGATTTTTGCATCTGTGGGAGAGCTCATCATTCAGCTCACTGACTTCGATAAGAATGTAGTGGATATGATGAGCCGAGGAGAGGATTCGACTGCCATTGCCAAAGCTACACAAAGCACCATTCAACAAGTGGCTGAATCAATTGCCAAGCTCACAGCATTGGAGATCATCTCCCAGGGCCAGGTGACTGATCTTGGGCAGAATGTAGTGGACAAAGCGAAAGCTCCAGTGTCTCAATTCGAGGTCGTGTATACTTACAAAGAGAGACCAGGTGTCCCTCCAGTCAAGACAAAGAGCCGAGAATTCTGTGTGAAGCTCATCGGATTGAATCGACTATATACCAGGGAGGATATCAACAGAATCAGCGAGCGAGTGGATCGTAATGTGTGGAACTATCGAGGAGGATGGTATACCAATCCAGAAACTGGAGCAAGTACACCATACTGTCGACATATTTGGGTGCAGCAACTTGTAATAAAAAGAGGATGAATATGATGATCACAGTGGAGAATCTCAAAAAATTGGGATTGATACACAATAATACAGATACAAAGATCTTGGGAGTGGCCATCAAGCGCACTCAAGACATGCACATTCAGCCAGCGACTGGCACATGCTTGTATAAAGCTTTGCTCCAGAGAATCGAGGATAATGATTGGGATCCAGATTACAGCGCACTGATGAATGATTATGTGCTTCCATGCCTGGTGGCTTTTGTTGATTACAGAGCAGCTGTATTGCTCAATGAGAAGCTCACCAATAAAGCAGTAGGTCGCAGTACAGATGAATATCAGAATGCGAATACAGATACAGAAACTACATCACTGCGAGATCTCCTCCGAAAGGATGCATATTTCTACAAGGAGCGCTTGATCGGCCATCTGATGGATGACAATGGGCAGAAATATCCAGAATACATCACTGACTGTGGAGATGACTGCAATGAGAAAGTGGATAAGGATCGAACTGGATACAAGCCGACTGGATGGATAGTGTAAAAAAAGAATTTAAGGCCTCAAAAAAGGCGATTGATAAGCTAAAAAAATACCTGGAGAAGAATGGAGAAAACTCTCAATCAGCTGATGCGAGAATTCAGCGAGATCGCAACAGCTCATCGACAGATCAGAGAATACTTTCAAGGTGATTTCTTTGATGCGATAAGCAGAGATGCAGCTCAATATCCATTGATGGTGGCAACTTTGCAGCCAGGATCATTGGGTGATGGTTTTGTCCAGGTGAATGTGATTATCACTATCTGTGATAAATACAATATCCAGGAATATCGCCAGATCAATGAGGTGCATTCAGATTGCTTGAGCATATGCAATGACATCAAGGTCACGATGCAGCAATATCGCTGGACAGAATTCTCTGACATCAACTTCACCATTGCCACAGATCCATTTATTCAGCGAGGTCAAGATGTGACAGCTGGCTGGAGCATGAATGTATCGCTCAATGTATTCGATGATGGCAACTGGTGTGATCTGCCAATGGATGACTATGACTTTGAGAATGGAACTCCTCCTCCATCTGGATATTGCACTCCAGCTACTGTGGTAAATAGTGACGATTCATTCAGTGTGAGCATTGATTCTGGAGATACATATGTGCTTCCAGATACAACATACAATGTATATGTGAATGAGATCCTGGAAAATTCGATTACTCTTCCCACATTGGGAGCAACAACTGATATAAATATAGTATGGCAATAAACATCAACATACCTTCCCAGGTAACGCAAACCATCACTGATGGTGTAACTACAACAGCACCATCTGAAAATGTAGTTTTTGATGCATTGGCATTGAAAGCTAATAGTGCAGACCTGGCAACGGTGGCCACAACTGGTGACTATGATGATCTAATAAACAAGCCAACGATTCCAGATGTGAGTGGTTTTGTACCATACACTGGAGCGAATGCTGATCTGGACATGGGCAGCTACAATGTGACAGCTGATCACATGGCGCTCAATGTATCTCCATCTGGAGCTGGTTATGTGGTTGGAGCTACACAATGGAATAATACAATAGGCAGCTCTGAAACTTTATTGAAGGGAGGGAATGTATCTCTCAAAAATGGAGTGGATTTAGTGGCCAGAATCGTGAATAAAGTTACTCCGAACACTACACTAACAAAAGCAGCATATCAAGCTGTGAGAGTGAGTGGAGCTCAAGGAGGAAGATTGGCTGTTGCACTTGCTCAAGCTGATGGAGATATCAATTCAGCGGATACAATTGGATTGGTCACTGAAACAATCAACACAAATCAAGAGGGATTCATCATCACTGTGGGCCAATTGCTTGATGTGAATACAACTGGATCTCTCCAGGGAGAAACATGGGCAGATGGCGATGTGTTATATCTCTCACCTACGACAGCTGGAAAGATTACTAATATCAAGCCAACTGGAGCAACTGGTCACATCATAGTGATTGGATATGTGGAATATGCTCATGCCAACAATGGAGCAATCTATGTCAAGATCATGAATGGGTGGGAGCTTGATGAGCTTCACAATGTATACATCAATCCAGCGACATTGGCAGATAATAACTTGCTTCAATATGATTCAGCCTCATTACTATGGAAAAATGAATCTTTGAGCACAGCTGGAGTGCAGCCAACCTTGCAAAGTGGGACGAACATAAAGACGATAAACAGCACTTCGCTTTTAGGTAGTGGAAATATCACCGTAATACCTACGCACGACGGAGCAACATACGACACTAACGCCATTCAAACTTTGACGGCTGCGGAATATGCTGCAATAACACCAAACGCAAATACTCTTTATTTCATTGTATAATGAAGATTGGAACTTTAGATATTACAAATTGTAAGATTGGCAGCACTCAAGTCAACGAGATACGAATAGGCTCAACTTTGGTATGGCAGTTTTCGTCACTTGACCCTGACGCTCAAGCCTTCATTACAGCCGCAGGTATAACAAACTCAACGCAGCAAACAGCAATAAATACGCTTGTGGTTTCTTTAAAAGCCAATGGACTTTGGACTAAGATGTCCGCACTTTATCCAATGGTGGGAGGTAGTGCATTTTCTCACAAATTCAACTTAAAGAATCCACTTGATACGAATGCAGCGTTTAGATTATCTTTTATCGGTGGGTGGACTCATAGCGCAAATGGTGCTTTGCCTAATGGTACGAACGGCTATGCAGATACTTTTTATAATCCTTCAATTAATTTAACAAATATAAATAGCAATCACATTTCATTTTACTCAAGAACTAATTCAATGACTGCAAGTGTCGAAATGGGTGGGGGTGTTGGTGCTGTATTGGTAGACTTAGAACTTCGATACTCTGCGCTTTCCTACAATTGGAACATGGCAAGTTATATCACACATACAAATGCTGACTCAACTGGAATGTATGTTAACACAAGAACGGGGTCAACGGCTTTTAAATTAATTAAGAATTCAAATACAATTTTAGCTACAGGAATAGGTGCAGCGGGCGCAAGTAAGCCAAACATAACTTATCAAATTGGTAAAAGAAATTATGATTCTTTATGGTCAAATAAGCAATGTGCTTTCGCTTCTATTGGTGACGGCTTAAGTGATTCAGACGTAACTAATTTTTACACCGCAGTACAAGCATATCAAACAACTTTAGGCAGACAAGTATGAGACTAAAAGATTTAACACAAGAACAAAAGTTAACCTATGTAGGGCTATTAAGTGAGCTGCAGAAAGACGAACTTGTCGGGCAACTATACACCGAAGATTCTTACTTTAATCCTATTCAAGACAATTCAGATAATTGGATTATTTCAGTTGAAGAAATGGAGTTCTGTACCATTGAGCAGTTTGCGTGGGTGAAAGATTTAGAGCTGATTGAATATGTAGCAAAAGTGGTGGAACTTTAGAACATCTTTACATATTATTCTATGACATCATTCATCCGCACTGCCATCTTAACATGCATGGCTTTCTTTGCTCCAATTGCATTGATTCTTCTGGCTATAGGATTGGCAATCCTGGCAGATACAATCGTGGCACTCGCACTGACGAAAAGAAAATTCACCAGTAAGCGATTACGCAATGGAATCCTTTCCAAAACCATCGCATATGAGGCAGCTGTATTGCTTCTCTTCCTGGTTGACTATGCGATGATCAATGATGCCATGCTCACAGTTTTCAGTGTGCCATTCGTGGTGACGAAAATTTCTGATTATTTCAACATCAATCTTCATTCACTGGATGTATGAATCCAACAAGCTGCAATCCATTGATGGCTTTCCATTGATATGTCCTGGTCTTCATTGCGACCTCGATACCTTCTCTGCCTCCAGCTTTATTTGTATTCCCCTCAATGCACTTGAATGATTCTGCTGAAGCTTCAGCCACGATGCCGATGTGACCAGTCCAGCCAGGCTTTCCAGATTTAACTGATCGCCATACTGCGAGCGCTCCAGGTACAGCAATTTGAGATCCTTTCCTTCCAGCATCTTGATAGTTCAAATATGTGCGGAAAGCTGATGCGCTGAAGTGAGATGTATCCTGGCCAGCTTCTCTCCATACCAGCTCTGCGAAATATGCACACCAGGCATGTGTATCTGCGAAGCCTACAGATCTCATCTTTGCATCGAATTCTGGATTGATGAATCCCATGTTTCCTGGTTTCTCTCTTTGGCCAATGTACTTGGCTGCTGTTTCTACGATTCTCTCCATGTTGCCATTTTATAGATCAGCCAAAGCACCACGAGAAGCCAGATGGCGAGCACAATTTTTGTGATCAGATTAACTGGTGATGTTTTGACCTTTGTTTTGTTTTCTTTTTTGGTGATGTACTTGAGCACTTTCAAGGTATCTCTCTTGAGCTTGTATTGAATTCTCTCCTGGTACCTGGTTAAAGGTACATATTTTATCACCTGGTGAAGCACTGGCACCGAATCCACAACAGATCTGATCACCTCAATCTCTTTCGTGATCTCATTGTACAGTGTATCTGTTCGATAAATGTATCTGTAGCTTGTATCTGTGCCGAATGTGGCACCTTTAGCCTGGGCCTTTACGATGTGATGCTGCGCTCTTCTCACATGATATGCTGCTGTGCATGCAGTCAAAAGGAGGAAGATGGCAATATACCTCATAAACTATCTTTGATTTTCTTAATGCCGTTCAAAAAGGCCTTAAATCGACTGATGATTCCTTTGTCATCTCCGTATCTGTTACGGATCTTCTCATCGATGGAGGAGATCTCGATTCCAATCAGGAAGAGGCCAGAAATTTTCGTCACCACGAATGGCACACTGAAAACTGTGAGCATGGCATCATTGATCATCGCATAGTCAACCAGGAAGAGAAGCAATACAGCTGCCTCATATGCGATGGTT